GAACAGGCTTATAAGAGCAGAGGTGAAGATTTTCCTGCGGCCGAATCAGCTCGAGCCAAACGTCCTATTATAGAATTTGTAGCTGGTCTTAGATTGTTTAATCACGGAGTTACAGCCAAACAAACAGTAGATTATATCGACACCAATACCACAGACATATTTTCTAATATAGAAGGATCTCCAGGATATAACATAGACGGTGAATTTTTGTTTGAGGGAGCTAGAATTCTAGTAGTGGCCGACACAGACAGTCTTGCTAATAATCGGATTTATACTGTTAGTTTTATTACTCACAACAATCGAAAACAAATACATTTAATATCTGCAGATGACAGCGATTCTCTCAGAGACGAATGTGTGCTAGTGCGTCGAGGCGTTGTGAATCAGGGCAAAATGTTTCACTACACAGGCACAGCATGGACTGCGAGTCAGGCTAAAACCTCAGTAAACCAAGCTCCGAGATTTGATGTATTTGACAGCAATGAAGTAAGTTTTAGCGATGCTTCTACGTATGCAGATACACAATTTCAAGGTTCGACAATTGTCAGTTACAAGTCTGGTACCGGTAACATTGACAGTGAATTAGGCTTTCGGATTAGTTATCTAAACATAGATAATATCGGAGACATACAGTTTGATTTCAATTGGGATGCCGACACTTTTGATTACACTATCAATAAGGCACCAGCGAACAAAAAAATTGCCACTGGTTTCTATAAAATAGCAGACACCTATGCCAACGGATGGAGAGAATTATCTAAGGATTATCTACAACCTATAATAGACAGTCAGGTTGTAGATACTGCCACAAATATATTGCGATTTTTCACAATAAGATGGGAAGCAATCTCTCAAGAGCCTAGAATCAACTTCTATGTGAACGGCACAAAATATCAAGGAACATGGACTAGACAGCGAGGAGTATTTACATTTTCTACACAATTTTCAGTCAACGATGTTGTGGTGATCAAAATTTTGGTAGATGAAGAACCTGATGAGGGATATTATGAATTACCAGTAGGCATAGAAAAAAATCCTTTCAACGCAGAGCTGACATCGTTCACATTAGGGCAGGCGTTGGATCACGTTTCTAGCGCAGTAGAATGGGACACAGAGTTTATAGGCACTATGCCAGGTTTTGGTAATCTTAGAGATTTAGTAGATTACAGACAACATTCCAAACGATTTCTTAAACACAGCGGAGTAGCTCCTCTAGCAGTTATGAGTCTCTGTGATAAAACACATAATATAATCAAGTCTCTGCAATACTCACAAAAGGCCTATACTGATTTCAAGAACAACCTGATAATACGATCTACTGAAATTGATTTTAATGACAATGTTTCTGATTTTTTAGATGACATAGTGAATAGCTTGACAGCTACTAAAAAATCTACCGATGCATTTGCATATTCTGATACGTTAGGCGCCGGCGCTTATACAGCTATAACCTCAGTGGTCGAAGATACTGGCATAACGACCTTTGCTTTATCAGAAAAATTTGATTTACAAACTCTCAGCACTCGCGCAGTATATGTATATGTGAACAGAGTACAGTTAGCCAACACCAAAGACTACGAATTTGTATCAACCTTTGGGTTTGTAAGATTACTAGTAGAACTGCAAGAAGGTGATATAATTGAAATTAGAGAGTATGTTTCAACCGCTAGTAATTACATACCGCCTACACCGACATCAATGGGACTGTATAAAAAATATCTACCCATGAAATTTCTTGACGATACATATCAAGAACCCAGATTAGTAATACAAGGACACGACGGCAGCATCACTGCTGCATACAACGATTTTCGAGATGATCTGTTATTAGAATTCGAATTAAGAATTTACAATAATATCAAACAGCAGTACGATACTACTGTATTTGATATCGATGCTATATTGGGCGGATACTACGGTGTTGGTGAGTACAATAAATCACAACTAGACTCTATAGTTGTTCAAGATTTTCTAAAGTGGATTCAAAACACCAACATCAACTACACTCTCAATGAATATTTTGACAGCGAAAATTCATTCACTTACACATATTCAAATATGTCGGATCCGACTAGGACCAAAAATCTTCCCGGGTGGTGGAGAGGAGTATATCAGCATTTCTATGACACAGACCGACCACATCGCTGTCCTTGGGAAATGTTGGGATTCTCAGAACAGCCCACATGGTGGGAGGCTGAATATGGTGCAGCCCCATATACTAGTAATAACTTGATTTTATGGGAAGACCTCGAAGCTGGAATAATTCGCAAAGGTATTCGAGCCGGTCGTTATGATAGATACAAGCGTCCTGGATTGATAAATCACATACCTGTTGATGGGGATGGTAAACTGTTGAGTCCGCTGTCTTCTACCCTAGCACAGGAATTTTCGTTGATCAATAATCGCGGACCTTTCGTATTAGGAGATATTAGCCCGGTAGAATATGCATGGAGATCTAGTTCAGAATGGCCATTTGCTGTTATCGAAGCAATGTGTTTATTGAAACCATTCGAATATATCACAGATAATTTTGATAGATCAATCACACAGTTGAATAAATTAGGTCAATACGTCAGTTCAGCAACCGAATTGTTTGTCAACGCTGCTGACCTTGCACCAGCGGTAACCAGTGAGGTATCTGTCGGACTTGTGAAATATCTGGTCAGCTATACTAACTCACGCGGTATGACTGCCAGCACATTGCAAGACAAGATATCAAAACTTGATGTGGGTTTATCATACAGGATGAGCGGATTTGTCGACCAACAGCAGCAGAAATTCCTTTTAGATTCGAAGAGTCCGGCAGCTACTACGTCTAGTATTTTTATTCCCCCTGAAAACTACGATATCATATTCAATGTCAGTAGCCCTATATCTAGTATCACATACAGCGGAGTTATCCTCGAAAAAACTCAGGGAGGATGGTTAGTCAAAGGCTATGATAACATACAACCGTATTTTAACTATCATCAATCTTTAGCCAGCCAACAAGATCCTGTGATTTCAGTTGGCGGAGTCAGCGAATCGTTTACTAATTGGATCGAGGACAAGAACTACAATAACGGAGTGCTGGTAAGATATCAAAGCAATTTTTATCGTGCGTTAAAAACACATAACAGCGGTTCAGAGTTTGATAGAACCAATTGGCAAAAACTAGGAAATATACCTCGAGTTGGAGCAGTGGAAGCTCAAAGAAGAAAAACATTCAATGTTATAGCTACTAGAAAGATCAGCTACGGCACAAGATTGACCAGCATCCAACAAGTGGTTGATTTTTTGTTAGGGTACGAAAGTTATCTAAAAAGCCAAGGTTTAGTTTTTGACAATTATGATCCTATAAATCAAACCAGTCAAGATTGGTTAAGTGCGTGTAAAGAATTCATGTTCTGGACCAAACACAATTGGGATATTGGAGCTATAATTACTCTCAGCCCCTCAGCACAAAAATTGCAAATATCTGTGCCTGTGGGCGTGTCTGATAATATTCTAGATGGATTTTACGATTATCAAGTATTAAAGGCTGACGGCAAACCTCTGGCTCCGAGATTTATCAACGTGAACAGAAGTTTTCAAACAGTCACAGTAGAAACCACAAATACCACAGACGGTTTATTTTATGCAAAACTGTACTTCGTGCTTAAAGAACATGTAACAGTATTCGATGATCGTACAGTATTCAACGATATTATATATGATAAAACCACAGGATATCGCCAAGGCCGTATTAAAATGCAGGCTTTCCGCACAGTGGATTGGGACGGAGATTATACCAGTCCGGGATTCTTATTTGACAATGTTGACATACAGATCTGGCAACCTTTCCGAGACTACAAACTAGGAGACATTGTTGCATATAAATCATACAATTGGACTAGTTTAGTTAATCAATTAGGCACTGAGCAGTTCAATGACTCTAACTGGGTCAAATTAGATTCACAACCACAAAAACAGTTGGTGGCAAATTTTGACTATAAGATCAAACAGTTCAGTGATTACTTTGAAACATCATCAGAAGGCATTAGTCAGAGTCAGCGTGATCTGGCAAGACACGCAGTGGGATATCAACAGAGGGACTATCTACAGAACCTCGCAGAAGATCCAGTAAGCCAATTTCAATTATATCAGGGATTTATTAGAGAAAAAGGCACCAGCAATTCTATTACTAAAATCTTTGACAAACTCAGTCGCAGCGGATCCGCCAGTATACAACTCAATGAAGAGTGGGCATTTTTACTTGGCAGGATAGGAGGTACAGATCAATTCACTGAAATAGAAATTCAGTTAATTAAAAATAAATTCTTATTGAATCCTCAGTTGTTTATAGTGAATAACGTAGAAACTGCAAAGGCGTTGGATCAATATTACAGACTCACTGCCGCAGATTTCACCATATCTTCTGTACCATACACTGTGGACATTCTACCTAGCTCAACAGAAACACTGCCTACACAAACAGCAGGTTATGTAAGCACCGGTCAATACCAACATGCAATTGCAACCATAGATGATCTAGTTTCTCTAGATATTTCTACAGTGAACGAAAATGATCATATCTGGATTACTTTTTATCAAAGCAGTTGGACGGTTTTGAGAGCGAATGAGTCTCAATTGGCATATATTGAGGCAGTGGTCAGGGTTGACGACACTGTGGTAACATTGACACTTAATAAGCCACATGCAATTGCAGTGAATGAATTTATAGGCATCCGTGACATAATTAACCTCACAGGATTTTTCCGGGTTACAGCAGTGACTAACAACACAGTCACAGTTGAGGTAAATGCGGACATTCAAGATCCTGAAATAGATACCAGTACATTGAGTTATCTTATCTTGTTGACATCTGCACGATTCTCTGATTATGCCAATATCGATCAGCGCGGTGCAGCATTGTTGAAAAATAAATCTTTGGTTTTTGTTGACGATAATGGCAGCGAACAATGGGAAGTTATAGAAAAAAATAAACTATACACTGCAAAAACAGTTGCAGATTTCTCAGTGTCTTCTCCGCTGGGTGCAGGTACTAAGGTCATATACGATAATAATCTCAAACATGTTATAGTCAGTATACCGGGATCTGGATTTGTCAACGTCTATGTAGAAACTGATACAGGATTAGCCTTAAAGCAGATTGTTGCACCGCCTTCGGGATTCTATAATATTGCTGTGGGATCGTTCGGAGAAAAAATAGCAGTAAGTCCAGACGGCAAATATCTTGTAATAGGTGCTCCTTTGGCTAGCGGTGCGACCAACAGTTACATGGGCGAATGGCAGACTGAAGTAGCCTATCAACAAGGTGATATTGTACTGTATGGCGGCAGACTTTACAGAGCGTTGAATGCTAACGCAAATTTTGTAGGGTTAGGAGATGGCAGCACTCAGATAGCTATTAACTCTGATGATTGGGAACAACATCTCACTGGTATACCATTAACAGAATCTGGTAGAAACCCAGGTTATTATCAACAGGGCATGATCGCCATATATCAATTTGTCAACGGTAGATATGTGAACACTGATGCATTTGTTTCACCGAGACCCTCGGACAACGAACTGTTTGGATCTGAAATAACCATAGGGGTAAACGGCACTGAGTATTACATGGCGGTGTCTGCTATTGGATCTTATAACAACACAGGCAGAGTATATCTCTATAAATTCACTGGATCAGCATGGACACACATGGAAAACCCTTTGTACAAGGGTATATATGATATACTTGAATCATACAAGCAAGGTGAAATAGTATGGCAAGCATCTCAAGATCCTGTGGGAGAAGTTGTTCGTGGCAACCTCTGGCAGAGTCTAGATGGTTCAACATCAGACGGTAGCACTATCACGTTAGAGTCACAGAACTGGCTCAAAGTCAGTGACATATCTACACATTGTTCCTTGCCAACTAATATCTCTGTTGAAGATGACGGATCTACACAGGAGTTTACTACCACAGGCCTACTAACAGATCTGCAAAAAGCAGAATTAGTCAAACAGGGTGATCGGTTTGGTTTTTCGATGACTATGAGCAGAGATGGCAGTATATTAGTTATCGGCGCACCTGACAGTGACGGTCAGTATTTTGCTAATTATCGAGGCATATGGCGAGGAGATGTAGAATATGTAGAAGGCGAAGTGGTGAGATATCAGGGATCGCCTAGCGATTCGTACCAATATTATCAGCTAGGAGATGTGTTTTTAGGACCAGACAGTACGTATCGCAGTTATAATGAAGACCCATCTAACAGCGCGAATTGGCAGCAGGTAGGCGACAGTACCACAGTAGCATCTGGGAAAATATTTGTGTATAAGAAAACTTCATATGATTCATATGAGCTCACACAGATGATAAATGCAGGATCACTGTCTTCATTCACAGACATAGACTCGGGCCTAGTTATCAGCACCGGTGATCAGTTTGGATTCTCTATGGACATAGATTCCGATGGAACTACGTTAGTGGTATCGAGTCCAAGAGCAGACATAAATTATCAAGATCAAGGCTCGGTGTATTTGTTAGAATTAGATAAACCTGTAACAGAATTTCGTGTGAAACAGAAATTACAGAGTTTTGATATATATGCCAACGAGTACTTTGGATACGCAGTATCAATCAGTCCTAATGCTGCAAAAATAGCGGTCGGTGCAAGAAATACTAAAACATCGCTGCCTGTAAATTTTGACATACTCGGGGGAACTACATTTGATAATGCCAACACACGATTCTTTATAGAACAGGGATTTACGGGCGGTGTGTATGTGTTTGATAAAAAAGATCAAGTATTTTTCCTTACTGAAAAATTAGAATCCAGTCTGCAAGCAGATGAATCTTTTGGTTCTAGTATAGACTGTGTGGGAAATAAAATATTAGTAGGATCTCCTTACTATAAAAATACATCTACTAACAGCACTCAAGGTCTAGCAAGATTGTTTACTGCTTCTCAAGATGCTGTGTCATGGACTCCGTTGACTATCCAACAGCCATTGATCGATCTTAGAAAAATTAAGAAAACAGAATTATACGACAATGTTCGCAACATTAAAATACAAGACGTCGACTTCATCAATCCTGCTGCTGGTAAAATTTTAAACATAGCAGAACAGGAAATTACATTTAAAACCGCTTATGATCCTGCAATTTACTCCATAGGCACAGATGAAGTGGTAGTAGACACTTCGGTAAATTGGTTGGAAAAAAATGTAGGAAAATTATGGTGGAACATAGGTACAGCCAAGTTTCAATACGCCGAACAAAACGATGCTGCATATCGTCTTGGTGCATGGAATCAATTAGCGCCTGGTGCTAGTGTCGATGTATACGAATGGGTAGAGACCGTGCTGTTGCCCAACGAATGGGCAGCTCTAGCTGATACTAATCTAGGATTAACACAGGGCATCAGCGGACAACCATTATATCCCAATAACGATGTCTATAGTGTTAAACAGTTTTTCAGTACCTATACCGGAGCAGTCAGCGAAACATACTATTATTATTGGGTAAAAAACAAAGCTGTTGTGCCTACAGGAATGTCCGACAGAACACGATCAGCTGCAGAAGTTGCAGGATTAATTTCTAATCCTAGTGGGTCTGGCGTGGCATATGTTGCGTTTATAGACACTGACAAGTTTGTAACATATAATTTCAATTCAGTTATACAATCAGATACGGCACTGTTGAATGTACAGTTGAGAAATAATTTAGAGTCTCAGGTTCCTGTACATAGCGAATATCAACTATTGACAGAAGCAGTAGCAGACAGTCTTCCGTCGATGAAATTAGAAAATAAATGGATTGACAGTTTGGTAGGTTCTGATAGAGCAGGCAATAGGGTCCCCGACACTGACCTTTCAGCTAAACAGAAATATGGTATTAATTATCGCCCTAGACAAACCATGTTTGTTGACCGGGTGTTGGCATTAAAAATCACCATAGAATATATTAATAATATTCTGAAAAAAGAGATGTTTGCAGACACTATTGATTTTACAAATCTCAATAAAGTAGACAGTGAACCCAGTGACGTGTTGAATATCTTTGATGTGACAGTAGACAATGACCAAGATCTAAAGACTGTGGGAACAGTGAGAATCAAACAGGCGATATTACGTGGTAATTTGATCAATGGCGAACTAGACACTATTGATATAATAGATCCCGGATTTGGATATAAACCCAAAGCAGCCATACTAGGAACATCACCTCAACTATATGAAGGTCCGCCAATAACTATCAGCGGAGATGGTGTCAAAGCTTCTGCGGTTTGTAGGATCGATGGCCAAGGAAGAATATCACAAGTGATATTAACCAATAGAGGTAAGAAATACAGCACTATAAATGTACAAGTGAGATATTTTGCTGTATTGGTCAAGAATGACGCTACCCTCAATAATTTTTGGAGTATCTATTCTTGGGATAACACCCGCGGAGTATTTTTCCGCAGTCAATCTCAGGCATTCGATACTACTAGATATTGGTCCAAAATAAATTGGACCAAACCGGGATATGATTCGAACCTTAGAATAATTAGAGAATACAATAGCATCTATGATGAGATCAATACCAAAGTTAACGTAGGCGATATCATAAAGATCAAAGAATACACATCTGGCGGATGGGCTGTGTTTGAGAAAATTGCCGACATTGGAGAAACTTTCCTTGACAGATATTCTATAATCAGTAGAGAAAACGGCACCATTAAATTAGACGCCTCATTGTATGATACCGCAGCTGTTGGTGTGGGATTTGACAATACACAGGCATTTGATACCACTACATATGACGTAGAAAATGCCAAAGAATTACGAAATATTTTCGCCGCTGTTAAAGAAGATATTTTTGTTGGCGATTACGCAGTAGAATGGAATAAATTGTTTTTTACTGCAATTAGACAAGTGTTAAGCGAACAGCAGTATGTTGATTGGGTGTTCAAAACTAGTTTTCTAAATGCCACACATAATGTGGGAGCCTTTGAACAAAAGTTAAACTATAAGAATGATAATTTAGTCAGCTTTCAAGATTATATCAACGAAGTAAAACCTTATAGAACCAAAGTTCGTGAATATGTCAGCAGATATGATACCTTAGAAAATTATGCACAATCTACAGCAGATTTTGATCTGCCACCTACTTACTCTGTCGTAGATGGTGCAGTAGTTCCTATTACATCTGTTCGCCCGGAACTAGATGTCTATCCATGGAAATGGTGGACAGATAATCGAGGATATTCAGTAACAGCCATTCAAGTATATGTCAATGGAACACTATATTCAACCCCACCAAGGGTACTAATTCAAGGTGACGGTACCGGAGCTACTGCTCAGGCATTTATTGCCAACGGTAAAGTATCTGGTATCCGCATGTTGACCACAGGTACCGGCTATACCAAAGCACCATTAGTAACATTAGTCGGCGGCAATTCTACTACTGCTATTCAAGCGAAAGCTGTGGCAGTGATAGGAGATACTAAGGTCAGAACCTTCGATGTGTCTATTAAATTTGATAGATTGGCCACAGTGGGAATTTATCAATCGTTAACACAGGCTCAGAATTTTACAGCCAACGGAACCACGGCTGTATTTGCTCTCAGTTACGCTCCTACTAGAGACAAAACTCGAATCTCTATACTGAAAAACGATCAAGTAGTCTTGGCTAGCGAATATACTGTGAATTTATATTATCAGGCCACTGACAACTACTCTCTACTAAGAGGCAAACTGATTTTTAATCAGGCTCCTAGTGCAGGAGATGTGATATCAGTTACATATGATAAAAATATCACGCTTTTTGATGCAGTGAATAGGATTAATCAATCGTACGCTCCTAAGTCGGGAATGATTGGTAAAGAGTTAAATCAGTTAATGACCGGCATCGATTTTGGTGGTGTCCAAATACAAGGCACCACATTTGATGTCACTGGTGGATGGGATGCTCTGCCTTGGTTCACAGACAATTGGGATTCGGTTGAAACCAGTGCTGATTACTATTTCATAGTAGATGGTATAAGATCTTTTGTAGATTCCACTGCGGTATATTTGGAAAATGAAATTGTAGAAGTTAATGGCATATTATACAAAGCACTAAAAAACAGTGTTGACACCGCAGGAAACATTATTATTCCGGGTATATCAGAAGAGTGGCAGACATTCTGGGAAATATTCACAGTGAGATTACCGTATATTCCTAATGCGGGTCAAAAAATCAACATCTACATCAAGCGCAAAAACACCAATGTCACTGTGCGTGTAGACGATGAATTTTATACAGCTAACAACGATTCTAGTACAGGTGTTAATCCGTCTGCAGAGATGCCAACATTTGTAGGCAATGGCATCACAGATGGAATACAAATAGGCCAGTATTTGTTGGTTGACAATGGGGACACGTTAATCTTCCGTCCTATAGAAAGTGACGGTAGTGTTTCCATCACCGATGATAATATTTTAGATACCAAGCTCAGCGGCGGCTCACTGTCGGCAATAAGTGGAGCATATGTCACAGCCACAGGAACAACCGCAGAAGAAATTGCTATCACGGGCGGAAAATTTGTAGAACCGGATCATGTTCCAGCTCCTGAAGAAAATGTACCAGGGCAGGTCCTAGAGAGTGTTTCTATTAAAGTTTATAACAATTCAGTGCCTAGTGATGCAACACTGCAATCTAAGATCTCTGTAGCCAACGGTGTTGACAAAAACTTTGCTATAGGCCAGACTGTGCTGGAATTTAAATCAGTGTTTGTATATGTGAACAATGTGCCTAAAATATTAGATACAGACTATGTTATAGACCAACAAGCTCAAACTGTGCAGTTTGTCACAGCCCCTGCAGACGGACTAGTGGTTGAAATTCTATCAATCGGAATAGGCGGGCTGGGAATTCTAGATTATCAAACCTATACAGCAGATGGTAATACAGGACTATTTTTAACTAATGCCAACTATGATAACACATCTCAAATATTTGTCACAGTTAATGGTAAAGCAGTTGATGTGGGATTCCGCAACAGCACAGATGTAGTCGACGCTGTTGGTAGAACATTGGTAGATTTCGGAGTCTTTCCACTAGCAGGCGATGTAATCAAAATCGTCTGCTTCGAATCTGCCGCTGATACTGACAGCGCAGGAGTAGCTATAGTACAGGTAAATTCTCAAACTGTATATTTTGAAGGTAGCACACGAAGTTTTGATCTAGACGGATTCACGGAGTTGATTCGTGGTTCGGCTGTGAGTTCTATGATTGTTGAAGTCAACGGTGTAGTGTTGACAGGACCGGATACTGTGTTTGCGGTGTATGATGGCACTAATAATATTTTTACACTAGGTCAAGATCCGTTAGAAACTGGAGGAAGTATACTTCCAGTTAATGTTACAGTCTATGTTAACGGAATACTGCAAACATATGTGAGCGATTGGGTGTTTGATGGCCCTACAAAAGTGTTAACGGTTAATGCTGCGTCACTGTCTCTAGGAGACAATATTAAAATTGAAAATAATCGTAGATCGGAATATGCTATACAAGGCAACAGTCTAATAATTGATTCTGCAGTGAATTTAAACTACACGGGGGATTCTACCAGTTCTAAAATAGATATCACGTGGTTTAACGAATATCCATCTTTAGATATCATCACAGATCATACAGTTGGCGGCAAAGCTCAATACCAATTATCTAGACCTCCGTTGTCTGCTAGTTATGTCTGGGTTTATAAAAATGGTCAGCGTCTTCGACAGGAAAAAGACTATTTTGTGTCGCTGCCCCGTGCTGTGGTTTATTTAAAAACAGAATCTACACTTACAGATGACATTAAAATTCTAAATTTCAGTAGAAATACATTTAGTCTACCTGTGGCTTATGAGATTCACAAAGATATGTTGAATATATATCACTATAATAGATATGCCAAAGGCACAGTAAAATTACAGAGAATGTTGAATTATTATGATACTGAAATGCAGGTAGATGATGCTACAACTCTCAGTAACCCAATTAGTTCAAGAAATATTCCGGGGGTGATATCGATCGCCGGCGAACGTATTGAATACATGACCAAAATTGGTAATACATTAGGCCAGTTGCGTAGAGGTAGTCAAGGTACAGCGATCGCTGACAATTATGCAGTTGGTACAGCAATAGTTGATGTTGGATATTCAGAAACTATACCGTATAATGAAACACAGGAACGTGTTGATTTTACCAGTAATGGTACCCCAGATGATTCTACAATAGGATCAGCACAGACTATCGGTCCGTTAAGTTTCGTCCCTGCAAAGAGTATACGAAGCGGTACTTGGTACAGAGACACTATACCTGTTACACACGGACCTTGTGATCAGATAGAAGTATTTGCTGGCGGCCGTAGATTGCGTAAAGATCCGCAAAGTGTTTGGGTAGAAGCCAACGGTGCTTATAGTCCGCAAGCTGATCAGCTGCAAGAAGCCGAATTCAGTGTAGACGGATCCACAGCTTTTATAAGGCTTACAACTGCGTTGCCTGCAGGCACACGAGTGAGTGTGCTGAGACGACTAGGAAAAACCTGGTATGAGAGAGGTGATATCACTGCCAGCAAAGGTATACCGTTGCCCGACAACAACACTACAATAGCTAGATTCATTAGCGAAAAGACCACGGCGCTACCTGAATAAATATATGATGATGGAAACACAAGAGAATAATATGCCAAAAAATCCAGACACAGCACAACAGAACACTGAAAATAAACCCAATGAAACCGGTGGATTTCACTTCGAAGGGCATATCAAAATACACGATCCCGAAACTAAAGAAGTTTTTGTGGACAAAAGAAATGCTATTCATTATGAAAATATGAGTGTGGCCATGGTTAACAGTCTCAGCAATCAGGGCTACGGAACAGTGTATCAAATGATTTTTGGCACAGGTGGAACCACAGTAGATCCCACGGGACTTATCACATACCTTACACCAAACACAGTAGGAGTGAATTCTAGTCTATATAATCAAACCTACCAAAAGGTTGTGGATCAAAATGCCATTGAAAATCAAGACCCAATACGAAACAAGATGGAAATTCGTCATATCAGTGGTGCAACTTACAGTGACATTTTGATCACTTGCTTGTTAGATTACGGTGAGCCATTAGGTCAAGAAGCATTTGATAACAGCGTTGACATGAACGGTGAATTTGTATTTGACGAATTAGGCCTAAAGAGTCTAGGACCTAACGGCACAGAAGGCAAATTACTTACACATGTGATATTTCATCCTGTGCAAAAATCATTGAATAGATTGTTGCAGATCGACTACACCATACGTGTGCAAAGCCTAACTGGCTTCACTGAGGTATAATCATGCCTTATATAGTTAACTTCACCGATAAAGAAAATAAAAGTCCGCTGACAGTATTTGACAATACATCCAGCACAGATACTACATTAACATTCCCAGGACGTAACGTCACTGGATATGGACAGATTATTGCAGAGAATTTTTTAAATTTGTTAGAAAATTTTGCATCACCCAACGAACCAGTAAATCCTATAGAGGGTCAGTTATGGTATGATAGTACTAATGGTACTATGATGTTGTGGGACAACACTGATTGGAAAGCAGCATCTGGTATACAAAAAGGTGTCAGTCAACCTGCAGTTGAGGACAGCAAAGTAGGCGAATTATGGGTCGATACTACCAACCAACAGTTGCGAATATTCACAGGTACTAGATGGATTTTAGTAGGCCCAGTTGAAAGCACCGTGGATGGGTTGCGTTATGGTCCAGTGATTGAAAGAGTGGCCGACTCCGACAACATCAATAGATTTATTTTGATATTTTACATAGCCGATATTCCGGTGATAATTTTCAGTAAGGATAGTTTTACTCCTAAAACTATTATTTCTGGATTTAACACAGTGCGAGCAGGCATCAATATCAACGCCCCTGCAACCAGTCCTGAAATAGCAAATTTTGTGGGAGGATTTTTACCCATACTCAACGGCACAGCTCGAAATGCGCAGGCACTATCGGTGGGCGGCGTTGAAGTCGAGGCTGGAAAATTTCTCAGAAACGATGTAATAAACACCACAGATTTTGGATTGAATGTAAGAAACAATAACGGTATCACTGTAGGCATAGACGGTGCATTTAGTTTGTCTGCTTCTGCTACTGCGGCTAAAATTTATAATTCCGCAGCCGGTAGTTCCATAGACATTCAGACCAATAGAAATGGTATACCTTCTACAATCATTAAGATAATTGACAACAGAGTAGGTATTAATCAAGCGAATCCTTCTCAAGCCCTTGATGTCGATGGTAGTGCAGTGTTTTCTGGATCATTAATAATCAATAACACAACTGAAAGCACCAATTTTAGTAACGGCAGTATAAGAACCACAGGCGGAATGGCCATTACTAAGAACCTTTTAGTAGGCAGTGGTATAGATGTTACAGGAATACTACAGACAAACGTCGTACAGCCTAAAACCACAAACACCTACGACCTTGGAACTAGTTTGAGACGATGGAATAATGTGAGAGCCAAGACCGTGATAGCAGATACACTGCAAGGTGTGTTAGATGGAAACATCAGCGGAAATGCCAATACTGCCACAGCGTTATCTTCCATAACCAGTTTTCAACTTGCAGGGGATGTGATATCGCCCGCTGTACAATTTGACGGACAGGTCGGTACTTCCACTAAAATATTTAATTGCACACTAAGTTCAAATATTATCGCGTCCAAATCTTCCCCAGTGCCAAACAGAAGTAAAAAGGGCGATTTTGTATTAACCTATAGACCCAGTGAAGCATCGCTGGCCAGTTCCGGTCTGCTTAAACAGACTAGAGAAGCTTTTATGGCAGATCTTGCAGTTCCTATAGGAGCCATAATCCCCTATGCAGGAACCACTGCACCGGACGGATATTTGTTCTGTGATGGATCTGAAATTGAGCGAACTAAGTTTGGAGATTTATTCGACATCATAGGTGTGTTTTACAACGGTGCAGCACCGTTGATCGGTGTTAACACTTTTCGATTACCAGATCTCCGAGGTAGATTTGCCTTAGGCAAAGACAACATGGACAACGCCGGTACTATACCTGTGGCTACAGGCGGATATGTAGATGCTGGTGGTGGAACAGCAGGCAGGGTAGCTGACGTGCAGGCCACAGTGATTGCAGGATCTGCTGGACAAAGTTCGGTAAGTTTGACACTGGCTAATTTACCAGAGCACAGCCACACACTGCGAACACCTACACAAGACTATTCTGCAGTGGCAGTAACAACTACGCTTGATCCGTTGGCTACCTCTGGACTAGGACCAACAGCACCAGGACAGGCACAGTATCTCAAAGATTCGGGCGGAGTGAAGAAACCAGTAGGAGTTACACTTGGAACTGCTGTGGGTCTGATGAATCCTTTCTTAACCATAAATTATATAATCAGATCCGGACCTCCGGCTTTCTAAACGGAAATCACAAATGGCATATCAGATAAACAAAACAGATGGGACTATAGTAGCAACAGTTGCTGATGGACAGATAGACAATCTATCCACAGATCTCACGCTGATCGGAAAAAACTACAGCGGGTTTGGCGAAGCATTCAACGAAAATCTTGTGAAATTGCTGGAAAATTTTTCCAATACCACTGCACCGTTGAATCCTATCAAAGGACAACTTTGGTTTGACGCCAGTGAGTCAAAACTTAAAATATATAACGGTTTTGATTTTGTACCGGTTAGTTCAGCTACCATATCCGGTACGCAACCATCAACATTAGCTATAGGTGATCTTTGGTTTGACAATACTGCGCAGCAGTTGTATTTCTTTGATGGAACCACCGCGATATTATTAGCACCAGCCTACAGTGCCATACAGGGATTGAGTGGATTGAAAGTTGACAGTATTTTAGATACACTCAATCAAACTAAAATCATAACCTCGCTATATAACAACGGTATATTATTAGGCATATTTGCCAAAGACAGTTTTACTCCAAAAACAGAAATCATAGGATTTTCTGGCAGTATACAACCTGGATTTAATGCAGGTACCTTAGCAGGACTAAAATTTGCAGTGACCTGTACTAACAGTGAAAGACTGGGCGGAGCTCTAGCTACCACATATGTGAGAACAGATACTTCTAATGCTATCAACGGACAACTCCAGATAACCACAGATCTAGGAATTGTGGTAGGATCAGCAGGTCAAGCTAATCTTTTTGTTAACAGCGGCGATGTATTACTTTCAAATGCCGCTGCTGATAAAAATTTAGTGTTTAATGTGCGCAAGGGTATTAATCAAGAAAATGCTCTAGTCATTAATGCCGCCGCTCGAACCATAGGACTTTATCCGTCTTTCACTGACAGTGTAATAACCACAGGAGGTAGTCTTGTGGTAACTGGTGACCTCACAGTTGAAGGAACCACAACTACTTTAAATACTAGCATCTTTACAGTAGAAGATAAGAATGTGATAATTGCTAATGTGGCCAGTCCTAGTAATAGCACAGCCGACGGTGCAGGAATAACAATCAAAGGTACCACTGATAAAACCATTGCTTATAATAATACCAGCAACTGGTTAGATATTTCTGAAACATTGAATCTAGCAGCAGGTAAAGGAATATATATCGGTACTACAAAAGTTATCGATGGAAACAGTTTAGGATCTGCAATTACCAGTATCCCAGGAGTAACTGCTTTCGGTACACAAAACGTAGTAAATATAGGTCCGGGTGCTCCACCAGTCACACAAATGAGACTGGAGAATCATAGAATCAGCACAGTGTCGTCTAATTTTGATATTGAACTAGAGCCAGATGGCTCAGGAAACGTTGCGCTAATAGGATCACCAAAAATCACCGGCCTAGCTGATCCTACAGCTGCTCAAGATGCCGCTACCAAAGAATACACTGACAATAGGATAGAATCAAGACCTTTGATTTTTTCAATTGATTTGTCTGACGGTAAATCTAATATCTATATTATTGCCAATATATTAAATAATCTTGCTCCAGTTAGTGAATACAGATCACTCACGTATGCAAGAGTACTATGCAGTTTGATCAGCAATAATGCACAAAGTCTAGAAATTAATTCACTTCCTCCTGCATTCTCAACAGCCTCGTTCCAAACTGACGGATTTGGTGCTACTGGTTTAGCATTAACAAACGTCAGCTTTCCTACAGCCACTATCTCAGCAGCCAGTGTATCTGTGACAAGAATTATTAAATTGTTTCAAATAGTAAGTGGTGTATGGACACATCAGTCTGACACAGTGTTGCCCCCGTAATAGAACTAGGAGCGAATTAAATGTCGTATATTATTAACCGATTTAACGGCACACAGCTTGTAGTGTTAGAAGATGGTACCATAGATACTTCTACCAGTATAGGGTTAGTGGGTCGAAACTATGTGGGTTATGGTGAAACACAGAATGAAAATTTTGTGTTTCTCTTAGAAAACTTTGCAAACGCAGCGGCTCCTTCGAGACCAATTACCGGACAGATTTGGTTCAACACCACAAACGATACTGCCTATGTATATGACAGCATACAGTGGAACCCTATTGGTTCGGCCACAGTCAGTGTCACTGAACCGCCTAATACCAATGCAGGGGCCTTATGGTTAAAAGCTCCAATTAATCAATTATATGTATACACTGGCACAGAGTGGAGATTGATAGGTCCCGAGTCGGTGGAAGGATTCCTTTCTACTAAAGCAAGATCGGCGACTATAAATGACATCAACGGTACTGCTCGGCCTGTGATATTTTTAGAAACCAACGGTGTTCCTTTGGCTATATGTACCAGTTCAGCTTTCGTAATTAACAGCAATAACAGTGTTGCAGGATTTGAAAACAATTTACAAGTCGGTATAAACTTATCCTCTACAGCTAAAATCAATGGCAGTATCACAGGTAATGCAGCCACAGCCACTCAATTGCAGACCGCAAGGTTAATCAATGGAGTCCCGTTTACCGGCGACGTAAACATCACTGTCAAAAGTTCTACAACAAATCATCTTAAAAAAGGCACCTATATTCTCGGCTCAGATTTTGATGGCAGTTCAGAAATCACTTGGAGTGTTGATGCGACATCTTCTAACAGTATAGGTAAGGTAGTTGCACGAAATTCAGAAGGTGGATTTTCAGCTGGCACTATCAGCGCAACTTTTGTTGGCGACCTTACAGGTAATGTTACTGCTAATAGTGGTATCAGTGTGTTTAATACTGTACAGGCTAATCAATTTGTCGGCGCTCAACTCAGCGGCAATGCATCCACAGCTACTAGATTAGCCACAGCAAGAACTATTAACGGCGTAAACTTTGATGGCACTAATAATATCACAGTCACCGCAGCCGCAATTACCCTTACTGGTACGACTCTAAACAGTGGTATAACACTTTCATCTCTTAACCAAGTAGGGACATTAAATTCGTTGAATGTCGCAGACAATGGGGTCACTGTAGGCAGCGGTAGCCAACTTAGATTATTTGTTGATTCTGGCACACCAACAATTAGATCTGCTACAGGACGTTTAAATTTTGATATGGGCACAAGTGGGCCGGATGTTAACTTTGTTGATTCTGCAACTTCGCTGGGCCTTGGTGGACCAAACGCTCCTGCTATCATAGGCGACAACACAACTAATCTTGGTATAACAGGATATAAATTTAATAGCATATATGCTAATAATTTTATAGGAAATGCAGACACAGCTACCCTAGCAACCACAGCAACTAATCTTGTAGGTGGTGGAGCTGGTTCTATTCCTTATCAAACAGCGGCTGGTACAACTGCCATGTTAGGATTAGGCACAGCCGGATATGTGTTGAAGGCACAGGCTGGAACTATTGTCTGGGATGCATTATCTACGGAACAATTAACCAAAGGCAGTTATGTCAACATGGTCAACACATCTACCAGTGGTACTGTGGCCTCTTATAACAGCACAGTTGCGGTCACATTATCAGTAGATGCTACAACAACCAACACTGCTAGTAAAGTTGTTGCACGTGATGCCAGCGGCAATTTTGAAGCAGGAACTATCACAGCTAATCTTGTAGGTACAGTTACAGGTACAGTTTCTGGAAATGCAGGATCAGCAACTCAGTTACAAACTGCAAGAACAATTAACGGGGTATCATTCAATGGCACACAAGACATAACAATTACTGCCACCGATGCTACCAAAGTAGCATTAGCAGGCAGCACTATGACTGGGTACCTAACATTGGTCGGCGCCCCAGTGAACGCAAATCACGCTGCTACTAAAACATATGTAGATAGCAGGCTACCTCAGTACACCATTATCAGTGGCGCACAATACAGCACATCAGGATTTACTAATCAAGTTGGATCATTCAACGATAATGCAAACTTTTTTGACGTATTTCCTCCGGCAGGAAAAAGCATGGCAAATATTGTGGCATTTATACCGTCGATTCACGTGGTTCATTATGCAGGTGGTGTTGACGGCAATGATTCAATTAGATGTACTTATTCTTATCTCAGTGATAGGATCAGGGTATATGTTCAGAACACAGAACAGCGAAGCACCCCAGCAGCAAATTATTTGGTCATTTGGAGTTAATCATGCATTATGTTTGTATAGAAAATAATCTAGTAGTTAGTGTATTAAGTTATGAACCTAATGTACCAAGTTCTGTTTCAGTGGTAGAAATTTCAGATGCACAAGCTACCCAAATAGCAGCACAAACTCATTATTTTGATGTATCTAGTAGATCTGTTTCTGCGGTCGCAGCGGGAGTTACAGCACAACGAGTTGTAGATGTTGCCAACGGACAAGACCGTGAATTTTTAAATAGCACAGATTGGAAAGTTTTAAGACATATCAGACAGAAAGCATTGAATATCACCACAAGTTTAACAGATGCAGAATATCTGCAACTTGAGCAACAAAGACAGGCCGCTGCTGCAAGAATAATATAGCATAAATAACAACATACTAGGAATATTACAGCATGTCATACGAAGTTAATAAATTTAGCGGGGCATTTTTAACATCAGTAGCAGATGGTACAATTGATACCACTACTGATTTACGATTAGTGGGTAAAAATTACGCAGGCTACGGTGAAGTGCAGAATGAAAATTTTGTTCATCTACTGGAAAATTTTGCAAATACCACAGCACCTCCAAAATCCATCACAGGTCAGATTTGGTTTGACACTTCTACTAAGAAATTAAAATATTATGATGGCACACGATTCAAAGTAGCCAGCGGAGCTGAAGCCAGCGCATCGGCACCCAGTGGACTATCCACAGGTGATTTTTGGTGGGACACCGGTGCAAAACAGTTGTATGCTTATACAGGCACCGAGTTTACGCTAGTAGGCCCGATAGCTAGTCCCGATTTAGGCAACAGTATTATTTCTGCAGCAGTGGTATATGGCACATTGACCACTGCCGAAGGTCCACACACTATACTTAAAGTGATCACAGACGACAAAACTGTTGCCATAGCCAGCAAAATAGCATTTACTCTTGACAATACTAAAAATCCCATTGATGATTTTACGGTAATTAAGAAAGGTATTACACTGGCCAAGTCTCAAACAGGTGTAAGTTCAGACGATTTTAAATTTTGGGGCACTGCATCAAATGCAGATAAACTAGGCGGATTCACCAGTGATCAGTATCTTAAGCTCGGTGAAACGTCATTCACATCTGAAGTAGACTTCAACGATCCTGGATTTCAAGTAGGTGACGGCAACGATCTTCGAATTAGAGTAGAAAATGGGGATGAGGTGATCGTAGAAAATCGCTTAGGAAATAACATCACGTTCAGAATCACAGTAACAGAAACCACAGACGAGCGGGATATAGCTATTTTAACACCTACTGGAGTCACCCCAGGTGATACAAATACCTACGCTCTTGGCACACCTGCACTAGCATGGAGCAATGTGTATGCTAATACTTTCACCGGTTCTTTGGTAGGTGCAGTCACAGGCAATACCACTGGTAGTCACAAAGGCAATGTCTTAGCCAATGACAACGATGTGATCATTAATGCTACCACTAAACAAATTGGATTTGCCGGAGCTAACATAGTAGGAACACTCACAGGAGCAGTGATTGGATCATCTAGCACTGCTGCTAATGCAGGTCAGTTAAACGGTTTAGACAGCAGTGCTACAGTTCCAGGTTCAGCAGTGGCCACAGTGGCCATACGTAACAGCAGTGGTAATCTTGTAGCTAATCAATTTATTGGTATAGCTGATAATGTAGACAGAACTTTCATCGATAGAACAAATGCCAGAGTAGACCCAACATGGGCAGACGGCACACCCAGTACACAATACCGAACAGCACGGTTAACGGCTACAGCATACAGTATTGTTGCTAGAGATGTCAGTGCTAATGTCACAGCAAACATCTTCAATGGTACAGCCACAGCAGCAAGATACGCAGATCTAGCTGAAAAATATCTTCCAGATCAGTTGTATGATGTTGGCACAGTTGTAGTGATCGGCGGAGAAAAAGAAATCACTGCGTGTTCGCAAAATCAACGTGCTATAGGAGTTATCAGCGATAATCCTGCATTCATGATGAATAAAGATCTCGAAGGCGGTGTATATGTTGCTCTCAAAGGCCGAGTTCCAGTTAAGGTTATTGGTCAAATTAAAAAAGGGCAAGATTTAATTGCCGCAGACAACGGATGTGCTATGATGGCACCTTTAGATTCTAACAGAGTGTTTGCTGTCGCTCTTGAAACCAGCGATGATGAAGGTGTAAAACTAATCGAAGCGTTGGTGCTGTAATGGCTATAGGGACTAGCATCGCTTCAGCAGAGTATGTGACCATACAGAACAAGGCTCAGTCCTTGATTGGCACTGGCTCAGGGACTAGAGGTTATGGGCAGACTGTGCAAAGTTCCGATGTATTCACCGGAAATATTATAACCAAAGCACAATGGGATTTACTAAAATTTGACATTATCAATATTAAGTTTCATCAAGATGGAGTATTACCCGACATAATCACTGTAAATGTAGGTGATCCTATCGGATTTGGAGCAAGTTCGCCCAACAGCAATTACGATACATTATTAGAAACAGCTATAACCAATCGCTTTCAAGTAGCAGGCAGTCAATCAGTTGTGAGTACTGCTGCCAGTCAAACACACACAACACCGTGGTCTACATCGTTGACAGCCACTTTAACAGTTACATTCTCAACCAGTGATGAAGCTAGATATTTTTTCAACAGCGGCGGTAAAATACGATTCACTACCTCCCTGAGTGGAGGTTCGTCTACTCTACAAATCAATACCTGGACTAATTTCTTAGCCAGCGTAGGCACACGATCGTTTGGAGCTGACACAGGAGTTGTTAATTATTATACTCTCACTAACAATTTTCAAACCTATGATCAAGTTTCTGTTAGTGCGGCATACCAGTACTCCGCTAATAATTACCGACTAGAAGCACGGACTAACGTGCCTAATAATTCTACAGGCACAGCCACGCAGTTGTTTTTAAGAGTAACACTTACCGACGGCTACATTGATCCCGGTGCTCCAGCGCCCGGAGATCTTGTCAACGGAACATTAACTATCACTGCATCAGAACTCAAAGCTTCAGGACTTTTACAACCCAGCGGTACTTTCGCAGTGGTTAGTCCTAGCTATTCATTCAGTGTAGTCACAGCCTCGTGATTGAATAAATAACCCTATGCCAGCTGTCAATAGTAAAATTATACAAGCGGATTACAACGATATCAGAAACAAGATAGTTGCTGTGTTAGGTGACGGCAGTGCAAACTTTGGATATGGACAACAAGCCAGGATAGTCTCTACAGCTGTCGCCGAAGGTCAAAAAGTCACTATCAATGAGTGGGCAAATCTTAGATTTGACATTATCAATGCTTACAAGCATATCAACGGTGTTAATCCCACCACAGCACAGGTAGCCGAGGGCCGTACCATCAGATACACAACATCGTTCACTCCTGACACCGGTACACTGGATGTACCGCAGAAACAGTATGATGATTGGGCAAATAATATCACCACAACTAGATTCTTAGTGGCCGCAGGAGAAAGTGGCACAACCGCTGCTGTGTCGCAATCAAGAACTGGTTCATGGATTACACAAAGTTCTTGCACTGTAACTTTTTCATTTCCAACTGCGAATGCCGCAAGATATTTTTTTAACAGTGGTGGACAGATACGAATTTCTTCGTCAAGAAGCGGAGGTGTAACATCAAATCAAAATACTGCATGGACCTCATTGTTGAGTTCAGCAGGTACACAGAGTTTTGGCGGCAATAATCCAGGCACCGGTACATCTCCTAGTAACGGTTTAAATTGGTATCGAGTTACAGACGCATTTCAAACATATTATACAGCCACAGCTTCTAGTCCATACGGTTCAAACAACTGGCAACTACAGGCTAGATGTACAGGCGGTGTAACTAACAATAGCACAGGAACTGCTCTTTCTGGAGAAATTCGTGTGTTGTGGAACGACGGTTATGTGGATCCTGCCACAGGACCGCATTCACCCTCGACTATACCTCCGGAAGATTTTGTTGACGGCACATTAACGGTGTCTGTATCCACATTGTTTGCCACAGGTATAATGGTTCCCAGCAGTACAGTATTCACAGTCACTAACCCTACAATAGCTGTCGGCGCGGTTACTGGCAGTTAATTTCCCCCAGCAAACTCTAACTAATAAATAAACTGCACAGTTTATTTAGGAGACCGCATGCAAGAACACTTTGCTAAAGCTTTGGATTTTGCTAATTATCAACAGACTTTTTCTATTCAGAAAAAAACTCTCAAAGAACGTTCAGAAGCTAATCTCACGTATGGCACTAACGGCGGTATCTTTCGCATAGACAGAGATCTGTTAACTTTTGTAGAAATCTTGATCAATAAGGGCAGAATACATTCAGTGGTATTATTGGATATCAATCAAAATCCTATACTCATTGACGATCTCACAGTGTTCCGTGATCAAGTATTTGATAGATACTTTCAAGTAACCAATGAATATTTTGAACATTATCAAAATATCAAAAAGAGTAGATCTGTAGAAAAATTATTAGATACATGAAACAAGGGATATTAATATACGCCCATAATACCCGCGCAGTTGACTATGCTCTATTGTCAGTGATCAGCGCGGGTCTGGCTAAAAAACATTTGTCTATGCCGGTTTCATTAGTCACTGATGATTCTACTATATCATGGATGAAACAGTCTCAAATATTTCATCTAGCTGAAAAAGTTTTTGAAAACATCATTGTGGCTGACCGACCTATTACTGACAATCAAAGGCGACTGTTTGATGGTGAAAACAGCAGCACAGTACCATTCGTGAATGTCAATAGAGACACTGCTTGGAGTCTGACCCCATATGATAGGACTCTATTGATAGACAGTGACTTTTTAATATTTTCCGATGTTCTTAACAAATACTGGAACATAGACTGCGATTTATTGATAGGTGAATCTATAAATGATATTTACAGCCAAGATAGAATGAAATATCTTGATAGACATGTTTCGGACACTGGTGTGAAATTATATTGGGCCACTACGGTGATGTTCACAAAGAATGAAAATACACGATTATTTTTTGACACAGTTAATCATGTTAAAGAAAACTATAGACACTACGCCGATGTGTTTAGATTTGACCATCGGCAATTTCGAAATGACATTGCTTTTAGTGTGAGCAAACACATATTAGATGGATATGTCGAATCTAGTCTAGGAATATTACCACCGATTTTATCTGCACTCGATAGAGATATTCTATATGAAGTAAATGATCAACGTTTAACATTTCTGATAGATCATAAGTTAGACAACAATTATTGTGCTGCTGCAATATCTGGAGTCGATATCCATATCATGAACAAACAGAGTATTATTAGAAATCAACAGCAATTATTGGAGATGATATGAATTTTGGCTATTTGCTTATCGTATCACACAGTGACACTGTTGACTATCTGCAACTGGCATACGGTCTTGCTCTCAGTATAAAAAATACACAAAAACCAGGATACGACAAAGTAGCACTGGTAATAGATGATGTAGAAAAAATCAACGAATTAAACAGTCCTTGGGTTTTTGATCATGTAATCGCTTGGGATGAGCAGACATTTTGGAATGGCAGATCTTGGATGGATCGGTTATCTCCCTTTGAATGTACAGTTTGTTTAGACGTTGATATGTTGTTTACCAGAGATTATAGCCACTGGATAGATTATTTCGTCGAAAATTGTGACTTGTATGTGGCCAATAAGGTCTATACATACAGAGGTGATATAGTAACTGATCGAAGTTATAGAAAAACTTTTGATGCGAATAATTTGCCCGACCTATATTCTATGTGGACTTTTTTTCGTAAAGATACAACACTAGCCAAACATTTCTTTGATCTTGGCAGAGATATCATACAGAATCCGGTGGAGTTTGCAAATATTTTTCTAACAGCACATAAACCAAAAATTATGGGCACGGACGAAGCATTTGCTCTAGCTGCACAAATACTAGACATAACAGATGACATTGCCTATCCATTAGAATTTCCGAGACTGGTACATATGAAACCCCTTGTACAGAATTGGCCGTGGCCGGCTAATAAATGGAGTGATCATGTTGGTTTCTATCTCAATAAAAAAGGTCAATTGAAAATAGGTAATTATCAACAGAATGACATAGTTCACTATGTGGAAAAAAATAAAATTGACAGAGAGCTGACCCATATTTTAGAGGAAATAGCATGGAAACAATAGAAGATTTTGATAAATGGTTAGCTGAATACAAACCCCCAGAAGTGACTTATGTTGCAGTGTTTGACCCTTCAACTGGTAAGGTTCTGAGTGTAGGGCCTGACTATGCATTTCCTGATCAAGACAATCAAGTACCAATAGATCGAGAGTTGGCACAGAGCATAATTTCAGCAGAAATACAAATTGAAAAATGTTTAATAGATATCAATTCAGGAAAACTTGAAATAGCAGAAATACAAACTCTAAATAAATTAGACGACGTATTACATAGAATCATTTCTGTCGGATACACTGACATGACTGATCCTGATATGTATTTGACTTACAGTAAAAAAGATAAAACTTTAAAAATACAGTTGTCGGCTGAATTCGGCGGAACTAAAAAATACAAAAATCAAAGAAGTCCTAGGAACATAGTTTGGGACGGTAATACCACTATGGATTTTTTGATTACCGGGTATAATGATCCCAATGAAATTTTACAAGTAGTTTCGTTGACTATTAATGAACTTGTAGGTAAAACAATTACAATTAAGAAAATTAATTATCCTAAATTTAGTGTATATACTAAAAGATTATTCAAAAAATATGCGATAGAGTATAAATGAAAATAATAGAATTTGACGTAGTATTTTTAAGCTATGATGAACCGAATGCTGATCTCCACTATGCTGACCTCTGTGCCAAGGTGCCTTGGGCCAAACGTGTTCACGGAGTCAAAGGCAGTGACCATGCACACAAAGCCGCAGCCAAATTAAGTGATACAGATTGGTTCATTACTGTAGATGCTGATAACATTGTAGATCCTAAATTTTTTAATTTAGACATTGATATGAGCGATCCAAAAACACAGGTATACTGCTGGTGTGGCCAAAATAATGTCAACGGATTGAGATATGGCAACGGCGGTTTAAAACTCTGGAACAAACAGTTTGTTCTTGATATGAGAACACATGAAAATTCTACAAGTGATCGAGCACAGGTAGATTTTTGTTGGGAAGATGGATACCAGCATTTTCCTAGTGTGTATAGCACTAGTATAATTACGGGATCTCCATTTCAAGCATGGCGAGCCGGATTTCGTGAAGGTGTTAAGATGACCTTGCTTGACGGAGAAAAGGTTCCTCCACAGGAAATTCGAGAACGTATTTGGTGGCATAACATTCATAGACTAAGAATGTGGAGTACAGTTGGAATGCACCAAGAAAACGGTATATATGCTATTCTTGGTGCTCGTATAGGAACATGGATGACTAATTGTACAGATTGGAATTATGTAGATGTCCGTGATTTTGAAATCCTAAGGAATATCTACGAACAAAATATTAATCATACATATATAGAAGAACATGCGAAAGATCTGGGATTAAAAATTAAACATCAGTTAGGA